TGTGGCTGTGATAGCTGCATCTGATACAGTGAAGCTAGACAGTACGGAGTTAGTTTCTTTAGCGATACCCTTACGTCTACGGCGTGAACCATCACGACGAAGATCACAGTTTAGTTCATCTACAGAAGCATCAGGTGGAAACGTAAGTTCCCCTGCCTCAGTAACCAGACCTTTGATGAAAGTATTAACTACCCTTTGAGTTAGATTCTGTGGCATTTCGTTTCTTCCGCTCCTCAAAGTCCTTACCGAAAGCCTCACGTTTCACAGCTTTAGTAGGAGTCAATGTATTAAAGTATCTTTGGATAGCATCCTTGGCCCTTAGCAGAGAAGTGTACTTGCCACTTAGTTCCTTAGGTACTACGCCTTTCTCGACATGGACCTCGAAGAACTTATAACCGCCGGGTGTTTTCTTGACATGAATAGCTGTACTAGACTTTTCAGGACATCTTGCGGTTAAGAGCTGTTTGTCATTGTTAACACTAAATTCAACGTCTACCATATGTGGGCCTTTTGTTTGCTTGCTTGAGTCGGTGCATGTCGTTCTGTACGTATGACTTCTGCCTACGTGCAGCCTGTTCGATCTTCTGGTCTACACCATTCTTGAAGAGAGAGAAACATGTTGACTTAGACTCAGCAATAAGGTAAGGGAACAATACTTCATCTACGTCAGGTGTGAAGTCATCGTTGATTGAGAATGTAGGGATCTTATGTCCGTAGCATCGTGTCTTAGAGGAGGTCAGTGTCTGGCTGATCGTGCTGTCGTAGGAGTCCATAACAACATGCTCGTCATCAAACAATGTGAAGTAGGAAGGAGCCTTGTCGTTACGGATCAGGACAGGTACGCTACCGTTCACTGAGTTAACTGTAATGGTTGCATCACCCTCAGCATTCAAGCTCAGGAACTCGATAGGCTCCAAGTACTTTAGAGTGCGGAAGTCTGTGCCAGTAGAGGAGATGTTGTATTGTACAGTCTCAATCTTCTTAACGTCATCAGGGATACTGAAGTGTGTAGGACGACTACTGTTAGAGAGACTTGTTAATGTAAGAAGTTCTTGATGCTCAGGTATCATTCGTGTTGACACCATGTTAAAGTAGACATCACGAACTACAGAAGCGATCTGTTCAGCTTCTATGGAATCACTAATGCTGTTGACATCCTCAGAGTCCATGTCGGACAGGATGTTCTGGACTATCTGTAGGAGTGTTCTTTTCATTAGCTAGGGACTCCTGTAATACGCAAGTAACCTGAAGCGTAGTTGATCGTAGCTACAGCATCTGCCTTAGTGAATACTTCGATGTAATCATTAGTAGACAGTGTGGTGTTGAAGGCTACAGTAATCTGATGCCACTCTCCTGATACCGCTGTAGCAATAACTCGGCTACCAGCAAGGGCTACACCATTCTTATAAAAAACTAGTTCTACTTGGCGGCTAGTGCCTGAGGCTTGTTGAATGGAGAACGTACCTGTGAGTGCGGCTGAGATGTCCTCAGTCCCATCGTACTGGATACGAGCATTAGGAGAAGACAGACCTGAGAATCCGTTGTTATCTACCAGTGTGAAGGTGGGGTTGATAACTGTGTCTGTAGTAGTAGTGCTGTGTGCATAAGGAGAACCAGTACTGAATGTGAGGTGACCCCCTACGTGTCGGTGGTTCTGTGTCCAAGCTCCACTACCTGCACCATCTGCAATGTAGACTTCACCTGAAGTAGCAGTAGAAGCACCCTTAGGCTCATGGAGGTATGGGTCTGAAAGTGCTGAGTGATTGACGTTAGCCATTTATATATTCTCCTAGAGCAAGGGTAGGGTGACCCCGAAGGATCACCCTTGTAGTATTATACAGCAGGGTTCGATACGATTGTAACGATACCTTCTGGACGGTACTTCTTAACACCGTAACGAGCAGTAGTTACATACTCGTGACGTTGGTAATCTTTGTTGTACTCGTAATCCACCTCAGGCATTTGACGCCATGCACCGACGAATGGGTTAGCACCCGCATCGGAAGAGAAGAACAAGTTAGCAACACCGTTGTTAGAGGAGAAGTCTTGGGCTGTTGTGCCATCGGCTTCGAGGAGTGCACCATCTGCAACAGTTGCCTTCAGGTAGTTAGATGTATATACATCGAAACCATAGACGTTTGCAACAAAGCGCATACCAGTTGCGATACCATCACGAACAATACCTTCCCACATTGGGTTGTTAGACACGTTAACCAAGTTGGTCAAGGTGTTCAACTGGTACTCAACGGATGGGTCAACGATAGCAACCATACCACGATCAGGAACATTAGACTTCTTAAGTGCGTAACGAGCAAATGCGAAGTCAGCAAGATCGAGACGACCTGCGTTACCACCAGCGATACGGTGAGCAACACCATCAGTTGTTTCAGCTGAGTTAGCTGTAACACCAACTTCAGGAGAAGCGAAGGTTGTTGACTCGAAGTGCTCCATGATTGCACGTTCTTGCTCAGGAACAAACCGTGCCTCAAGCTGTGCGCTGTAGAACGAATCCTGTGCAGCTTTCTTAGTCATGTAAGAAGCAGACTGGAGGTACTTATCTACAGTGAACTGGAACTCTGCTGTGTCCATTGGGACATACGATACAGCAGCATCTTCAGTGTAGTCGGCTACAGTTGTTTCACCGATTGTTGGGATAGTGAATGTGTCACCATCAGGGAAACCATCAAGCATACGTACATAACGCTGTGCTTGCATTTCGTCCCGAAGGATCTCTTTGAGTTCTGAGGAGTAAACCTCTGAACGAATCAGACGTTGCATGTCTGTGTTTGAGGAAATCATGCCAGCCATTGTGCTAGACCTTTCTTAAAGTTAATTGCCGAATTTATCACCCATCCGCATCTTATCTTCCATAAGCTGTTGTTGGACTTTAGGTGAGTAGTATTCGTTTCGGTTTTCTCTGCGTAGCTTCTGGTAATAAGACCAGTCACGCTGTGCAGAGGATTGCATTGCGACACCATCAGTACGAACTGAACCTTGCGTCATTGGCTTGAAGGACTCCTGTTTCTCACCTAGCAAGGTAAAGAAAGCAGAGGGTGATTCAGAGGCTAAGTTCTGCATACGTTCAAGACTGATCCCAAGTTCTTTAGACTTGTTGAGCAGTACATTGCTTGCTTCAGTACCATACATATCTTGTAGCTTACTATCTACAGCAGAGATGTTCTGGTTAGCTGTTGCTTGCAACTCCCGTTCTGTTAGTGTCTTTTCGACAAGGCTCTTTAAATCGTTTTCACTGACTGCAAGGTTGGTATGTCCCTCAGTAACTGTGCCACTTGTATTAGTATTGGACTCTAGAGGTTTATCGGTAGTGGACGCCGATGCCCTTCCCTCTAGTTGTTGCAAGAGCTTGGCCGCATAGTCCTGTTTGCCTAGATCATCTCGCATCTGAGAGAGTTGATCTTCAAGGTTCTTAATGTAAGCATCAGCTTCCATCTTCCCCTTAGCTAGAACTTCTGGGTCTTTCCAATTCTCGCCACGTGTCTCTACGAGCTTCTGCAAGTAAGATGCCTGTGGTTGGGTTTCTTGTTGCGTAGTCTCTGTTGTCTGCTGGTCCTGTGGTTGGGAGTCAGTAGACTTTGCTTCATCAAAGATTGACATTATTGTTTTCGATCCTTACGGTTGAGGTCTATAAGATTTAAGATGTCATCAAGAGCAGCATTGTACTCATTGACAGCTATTTGTTTTTCAGCCCATCCGGGGCTGTAGTCTCGAACAGCATCTTTTCTTTGTAGTGTCTGTTCGATAACATCGGTAAGGTCTTCAAAGGCGTTGCGGTAGTTCATCACCTCTTTGATGCGTTTATCCTTCGCATCACCCTTGAAGCCTTTAATCCATACTGAGTGCATTAAATACCCATTTCACTTGCTTCCATCAGGCGTTCCTCGTTAGCAGCTTGCATGTCCTGTACTTTAGACTGCGTTTCCATCTGCTCTGTTACAGAGATGTTATCTGCGAAGAGTGTAGGTTCACCTAGTTCATATGCAATGATACGAGCTAGTTCCTTACCTGACAGGTGTGGTGCTACAGTCGGGTCTTGTGCTTTGACCGCAGCCATCTGAATTAAGTTCTGTACACGACGAGCACGTTCAGCGAAGTGTCGAGCACCTACTGGTTCGATCTTACCGCTGGACGTAATGTCCTCACGAGTAATGTCCATGAACTTAGTGAAGCCCCGAGCATCATCCAAGATACGAATGGTGTCAGAACGATTCATATAACGACGAGACATCTCAAGCATACTGTTCAAGATAGGCTCTAGGAAGGTACGTTCGAAGTGAGCAGCCTTGTGTTCAAAGATACGGGAGGCTGAGTTCTGTAGTGTCTGTACTTCGAAGGCAGTCTTCTCACCGGGGGTACGGATACCCATAGCTTGTCGAGGAGCACCTGCCATCTCTTCCATCTTGTTCTCTAGGACTTGGATCTGCATGTCAGCATTAAGAGCTGTTGCATCAGGAGCCATGTAACCTACATCACCCTCTTCACCAAGATAGATACGAGCACCGGGTTCGAAGTCGAAGTCTTCTACATCACCCTTGATCTTAAGAATAGGGTAAGCAATCTGATCGAAGACATCAGCCTTGAGGTTCTCTAGGTGGTCAATGCGGTACTGCATACCTACAAGATTATCTAGTGGTCCCATTGCGTAGAGGTTATCAGGACGGTTTCTCCATCCACTGTGGAAGATCGGAGCCTTACCTAACCATGAAGGATTCTCTTGGTTGTCGATGACGTAAGCACGATCAACAATAGTAATGATACGATCCGACATGAACTCGTTAGAGGCTTGGTCATAGATGTCACCGTAGA